GGCAAACGGCGCTTTTGATAGAGCTATGGCAGATTTAAGAGCAAAAAGAAATAAACTAATTGCCGAAACAGATCATTTAGCATTGTCAGATCAGACTTTATCGTCTGCTATGTCAACGTATAGAACAAATTTAAGAAACATAACAAACGGATTAACAACGGTTGATGATGTAAATAATGTAACTTGGCCGACAAAACCGTCTGAATAAACGTATAAATATGAATAAGGAATAATAAATGCCAGCAATTATTACAAATAAATTTAGAATACACAATTCAGAGCAATTTGTGGAATCTTTTTCAGAAGCCTCACCAAATGTATATTATTTGGGTATAGGTAGACCTCAAGCTTATACTACTTCAACTAGAGGTGATAGTAGAACAACAAATGAGGGTTCAGACTCATCACCATTAACACCTGTAGATTCGGTACAAGATGAATTTTACACATATGACGATTTACTCGCAGCTAAAAAGATTACAAGTTCAGACGTTTCATATGTAATTCCAAGAAGAAACTGGACAACTGGCACAGTTTACGATTACTATAGACACGATTATGGTAACAGAATTACAGGCACAACAACAACACAAACAGCAGATAGTGGCGCTTCATCTTTATGGGACGCAACTTTTTATGTTGTATCGGGTGATTACAATGTTTATAAATGTTTAGATAACAATAGTGGTGCAGCTTCAACTGTTGAACCATCAGGTACATCAACATCTATTCTTACAACAGGAGATGGTTATAAGTGGAAATATATGTACACTTTATCAGCTTCGCAACAAGTTAACTTTTTATCTACAGACTTTATGGCTGTAGCTACAAATAGTACAGTTAGTTCAGCAGCCGTTGACGGTGCTGTAAATATTTGTAAAATTAAATCTGCTGGTTCGGGTGCTTCAGTATCAGCAACACACACAGGTATTGCAATCAGAGGTGACGGTTCTTCAGGCGAAGTTTCGGTTACTACTTCAGGTGGTGTTGTCACAGCAGTAACAGTAACAACTCCAGGAACAGGTTATACTTTTGGTTACATTAGAAACGCAGATATAGTTTCTGCTGGTGCAACTGATTTAACAGGTGCAGAAATTGATGTAATTATTGAACCAAAAGGCGGACACGGATTTAACGCTGTAAAAGAATTAGGTGGATATTACGTAATGTTAAACACTAACTTTGAAGGTGCAGAAACTTCAAACTCTGGTGACTTTACAACTGAAAATGATTTTAGAAGAGTCGCATTAATCAGAGATCCAGATTCAGGTGGATCGGCTGCTTCATCAAATACACTAAGAGGTGTTAAAGTAGTAAGATTTGAGTCTTCTCCAACTCCAGGAACTTTTACTGTTGATGAAGAAATTAATCAGGCAACTACAGGTGCTGTAGGTAAAGTTGTTGAATGGGACTCAGCAAACAGACTTTTATATTATATACAAACAAGATTTAATGATGAAGGTGTTGATAGCAATGGTAACTTAACTGCTTTCTCAGGTACAAACGTTATCACTGGTCAATCTTCAAGTGCAACAGGTACGCCAACAAGTGATACTGAAACAGTTGATAGTGTTTCTTTAACTTCAGGTTATGCTGGTGCTGAGATTGACGCAGATACAGGAGATGTTATTTACATTGAACAAAGAGCGCCAATTACAAGAGCTTCGGATCAAACTGAAAACGTTAAATTAATAGTTGAATTTTAGAGGAAGATAAATGCCAAGTCCAACAGACTTTAATCTTTCGCCTTATTATGATGATTATACGGAGAGTAAAAAGTTTCACCGTATATTGTTTAGACCAGCGTTTGCTGTACAGGCGAGAGAATTAACACAGTCACAAACAATTTTACAAAACCAAATTGAAAGAATGGGTGACCATCTTTTCAAACAAGGTGCAATGGTCATTCCTGGCCAAGTTTCAATTGACACAAATTACACTGCTGTTAAACTAACATCAAAGTCTGCCTCAAGCATTTCAGATTACAATAACTCTACAGTAACAGGTGGCACTTCAGGTGTTGTCGCTGAAGTAGTTGGTGTTGCAGCTACTGACGGTACAGATCCTGATACGTTATTTGTAAAGTATAATAAAACTGGTACAAACAATACAGATTTAGTTTTCTCAGACGGAGAAACAATTACCTCAGACGCAGCTGGCACACCAACTGCTGTTGTAGATACTACAGCAACAGGTTCAGCTGCAGGTGTTCAATCAGGTGTTTATTATATTAATGGTTTTTTTGTACAAGTTGATAGTTCAACTTTAGTATTAGACAAATATACAAACTCTCCATCTTACAGAGTAGGTTTTACAGCAACCGAATCATTAATTACTTCTAATGATGATTCAAGTTTAAATGATAATGCTGCTGGTTCATCAAACGTAAACGCTCCAGGTGCTCACAGATTAAAAATTACTTTAACACTTGCAAAGAAAACATTATCATCTACTGAAGATGAAAACTTTTTTGAAATTGCAAGAGTTGAAAATGGTGTTATTAAATCACTTGTCAGAAATACAGAATATGCAGTATTAGAAGATACATTAGCAAGAAGAACATTTGACGAATCTGGTGATTATGTTTTAACAAATCCTGATTTTGATGTTAGAGAACATTTAATTTCAGGTAATAATAGAGGTATCTATACTTCAGGCAATGGCGGTTTAGAAAGCAAATTAGCAATTGGTGTTTCACCTTTTAAAGCATATGTAAAAGGTTATGAAGCTGAAAGATTAGGTACAACTTTTGTTGATGTTGATAAAGCAAGAGATTTTGAAACTGCTAATAATCACAAAACAAGATTTAACGTTAAAAATTTTATTAATGTAACAAATGCTTACGGTTCTCCTGATATTACTCTTGTTTCTGGTTCTGTAGAGGCATTTAAAACTGTAGAATTACACGACACACCAACTGCCACACCAGGCACAGTTGTTACATCTAATAATACAACTGTACCTCAAATAGGTAGAGCAAAAACAAAAGGATTTGAAACAGTATCATCTACTGAAAGTTTAGATATTAACGATAGTACATCAATTTACAGACATTACTTGTTTGATATTGAAATGTTTACACACTTAAACTTAACAACATCAGCTGTATTTACAGACGGTGAAATAGTTTCAGGTGTAACTTCAGGTGCTACTGGTGTTGTACATAGTTCAACTTCAAATTATTCAGCAACAATAACTTCTTGTGATGTTACAGGTGCTCCTGATGGCGCAGGTGTATTTACTTTAAACTCTCACGGATTTAAAGACGGTCAACAAGTTACATTATCAGGCGGTACTATGCAAGTTAACTCATCAGCATATACTGAAGGAGTTTATACTGTAAGAAACACAGCAACAAATACTTTCGAGTTATATGATGGTGATGATCCTGTTGTTGTAACTTCTTTTTCTTCAGGTCCTACTATTGAACATACAGTTGTTGTAGTATCAAATGTAGAAGGTACTTTTAGTGCAGGTGAAACAATTTCAGGACAATCATCAAATGCTTCTGGTGAAATTCAATCTGATATTTTAGGATTTGATGGTGTAAGAACAAGAGATATTACTGCTGTTAAACAAATTTATATGAACAGTGCAACAGAAAATTATACTGCTGACGCTGATCTAACTTCAACATATGGTGAAAATACAAGTTTAATAGGTAACGTTTCAATAGCAAACTCAGACGCAACTCTTTTGGGTAAAGGTACAAATTTTAATACAGATTTGAAAATAGGTGATTCAATATCATTTACTAATGACGCAGGTTCAACTGTAACAGCTACAATTAAATATATTGTAAGTAACACAGAATTAGAATTAACAGCAAATGTTGGTTCTTCAGATGTTACAACTGCCGCTGTAGTTACAAGAAGAAGAGCAAAATTACAAAATCCAGAAAATAATATTTCAGTATTTAAATTACCACACGTTACAGTAAAAACTTTAAAAACTGCTTCTAACAATGATTCAACTGATACAAATTATAATGTAAGAAGACAATTTATCAGAACATTATCCTCAGATGGTGATGTTACAATTACTGCTGGATCAAATGAAACGTTTGCGGCTTTATCAACAGGTGATTATGCAGTTTCTATTACAGCAACAGGTGGTGGTTCTTCAACAGGTGTTGCAGGAGATTTATTAAATGTATCGGGTAATAACCACGAGGGTGATGCTATATTTACAAGATTGTCTTCTAATCAATCATTAAAATTAGATTTTGGCGCTAACTTTAGTAACCATACAATTAAAATTCTAACAACAGTACAAAAAACAGTTGCAGGTTCAAAACAAAAAACATTAAACTCAAATTCTACGGTTGCTATTTCTTCACAAACTATTATTGAAAGTGGTATTATTGGATTAGCAAAAGCAGACATTTATCAAATTAATAATGTTTATATGGCTGCTGATTTTTC